GAAAATGACCGAAAATGATTAAATGGATATCCATGAATTCAGCCAATTTTCATCAATTTACCCAGTATGTCTCAGTAAATTATGCTGCATTCTCAATCCTCTTCTCAGAATTTCAGCCTTTGGCATACCGTATTCAGTCGATAATTCGTCCAAAATAGACTCCTCACCGTCCGACAAACGCAATCTATACTGTTTATTTTTCACTTCTCCGTCGTCTCTAGGCGGTCTTCCACGCTTATTCACCTGCGAATTCACCTCCAAATATTAAAAATTTCTTCTGTGATATGGCATATTTCTGCGGAATATAGGAATATATGTATACTCTGCACGAACGTAAAAGTCCCTATAACAGCGATAATCTGTCACCTTTATAGGCTTTCCAGGCTCGATAACCTTAGATAATCTTCCGAAAAGTTCCCTCATTCGTTCGGCAAATTTCCTCATGGCTTCCTTAACTCTTTCCCACACATCACATAATGCCTGTAAAATATCATCATATTCCATACCGTTACCTCCAAATTTTACCTGTTTTACAGTCTTTTATAGCAATTCTTCCTTCAATATGAAATCCAGCCAACTCACATATAGTAAATATAGTATTTAAAAGCTTGTGAAAACGTTCTTCATCTTCTGGTGATACCTTGGTTTCCACCTGTGCTTTCTCTACATTATTTATTGCACTATACGCAGTTGGGTCCGGATAACCTTCTGGATTTCTGTAACCGAACCCACTAATCATATACATTTACTTCTCCTTAGCCTATTATTTCTTGTCCTTCTTTTCTTTGTCCAACACATTCATGAGGTTCTCAAAATTGATGTTTGAACCTCTTTCAATCATAGCTTTTGCAATTTCGCCAAGCGCCTCCATCTTTGACCCATACTCAAAGCTTTCTAAAATTCTGGTTGTAAGCGTGTATACCAAAATAAACACTACAAATAACAGTATCAAAATAGGTAATAACTCATTAATTGTCATCTTTCATTTCCTCCGCTTCTTTATCGATTAAATCTTTCCATTTACACTTCTCGTTTGTACCATCACCATAAATATCATAACAGTCCTTAACATTACAGCCGATGCACTCGTCAATTTCGCCGCGTTCATTTCTGCTTGGTTCAAAGAATATGTAGTGAACAAAATTCCACCATATAACTAATCCAATGGCGAATGACGGTATCACTACAAATACAATAAGTAGTGCTGCACAAACACCAATAATTTTTGCTAACATTCCACATCCTCCTGTTGAATATTTTTATGATGTAATGAATTTAGGAACTCTCTTACAGCTTCTTCCGAATTATTGTCAATAACAACGGTTGTATTTATAGGCTGTAAACTTTTGGCAATACTTTTCAAACTTGTATCTATAGACTTAAGAGTTTTCAAAATATCATTATCATACTTATCATGTGTCATATCGTTTCCGTCTCCTTTCCGTTATGCCATAATTTCTTATCCGATAAATCCCACTCAAGAGTTGCCCCGCATAATGGACACTTCTCATCAGTCTTCTTAGTTGAGTGCTGCACTTCTCTCCCGCAAACGCAATATCCATAAATTACAGAGCTAACATGAGATTTCCAGTAGTCTTTTACAGTAACTGTCAAAATATCACTCCTTACCCATAAGACTTCCTCTATATTTCATAAAATCATCCAGTTCTTTTTCTGTAGCTTTTCGCTTATTACATCCATCTACGCAAGTATCACAGGAAATCCAACTCGTAAGCATAGCCATGTCACACCCTTCACACGGATCTGGTTTCTTATGAAATATCTTTTTTAGCCACTTCAACATTATACTTATCTCCTATCTTCCAATGTTCTTATATTCTGTGTAAACTTTATTCTGGCAGTAATATAAATTGTAATCATTTTGCTCTATATACCACCACAATTTTTTATGACCAGCTTTTAAATATTCGTAGAAGTAATAGGTCTCTTGATAATGATTATCTACCATCTGTCTGAAACTAAGCTCGTCAATATCATCCGAATTAGCACAAAATACAGCTATACGATTAATAAGATCTTCCGTAAAATTTTCAGTCACCACAAACACAACTCTGACAATTGCGCAATTTTGTCTTTTAATATTATATAGCTGCTCCAAGCTATGTAAGTGGTATACTACTCTGTCAAATGCCTCATATGGTACTCCAGGAACATTAGGCAAACTCGTATGGAGTTCTCTGTTTAAATCTTCTGTGATTTCAAAGAATTTATCATACCAATCCTTATGTTCACTATAGTGCCATAATGGATCTCCACCGCCAGATAAAGAAATCCAATTACACTGGTTTCTTACAGTCTCGAGCCACAATGAATCCAATCCGTTAATTGTCGTTTTTGGAATATTTAAGTTATTATTCTTAACGATGCAATATGGGCAAGTGTAATGGCATCCAAAGTTGGTGATAATACTTATATACTTATCATTCATTCCATACCTCCAGTAATCAACTCACTATAAGGAAGCGTTTCAATCCATCGGCAGAATTCTCGCCATTCATCCAGCTTATGATTCTTACGAGACTTATAAATATTCGCCAAGACCTCATAATTCATCATAACGTTGCGTGTCTGGTTATAACTGCTCGGAAGAAGCTGAATCATCTGCCACCAAATATCTTTCTTAGTCATTCCCTTATAGCTCCCAGCATCATCAATCATTTTTATGTATTTTTTTCTATACCGATTAAGGACATCGATTTCAAGTTTCAAAAGGTCAATAGATGAGAAACAATACTCGGTTGGAGCATACATTGGAAGCCATCTACAATCCGTCAAATGCTCACAGCTAAAATCATCTAGCGTAAACTCTTTCTCCTGAATCTTATGCATGGTACTGCAACTATTAGTAACCGTTCCAACCTTATAGGTATCAAATTCCTTCCACCAATATAAAGGTGCTGTAATTCTCACATACACCGGCATCATCCTCATAAATTTTCTATGATCTGTACCGGCTTTGGATAGTTTCTGCATAAGAGTGTAATCGTTTTCGCCTAATACATATCTTGGGGTATTACCACACCATTGAGGGCTAAATGCACAAGGACCCGAACACAAATCTGAATCGCAACCATTTCCACTATCGCTTTTCTCCCAGCTATTCATAGGATTACGCATACCTTCAACAATAAACTCCATCTGCTCCGGACTCGCCAGAACTACGTGTTCTAATTTAATCATTTCTTCGTGACCTCCTCTTTTAGCCAAATTCTGATTCTATCATTGTAAGTGTCGATTTTTTCAACTTCTCTATCTAAGAAATCTTTTGAAAAATGTTTCCATGCATCATATTTGTAATTAATTGTCATCACAGGATATATATTGTCCATAATAGCCACGTTACAGTATGCAGTTAATAATAGATCTTCCAGTTTAATCATCGCCTTACCTCACTTTCTCTTTTTGCAACATGTCTTTTATGCATTTGCATCTGTTTCTATGCTCACACATAATTACTGTGTTAGTGATCTGTAATTCATCGGTGTATACATGTGTTTTTTCTACATCAGCACAAAATTCAGGACAGTTTTCACAATATCCATCTACTATTAATCTAATCATAATTTCTCCTTATTCTTTAAAAGAAGTGTTGAATAATAAGCTCCTGTGAGCGTGTTTAATATAGTATCCATCGCATTATATTTTGCGTCTGAAAGTTCACTGTAACTAAGTAAAGTATCATAGCAACGTACCGTCCCTCTGCAAATCCATTCAATATGTATCTTTAATAAACCTCCATAACGGTCATCCTCGCATATTGATATTTCTGAAAAAGGTGCTATTTCATACCAACGAGTTATTAGTTCAGTTTTAAACTCAATTAATTTCATCTTTTCTTACCTCTTTTCTTACCTCTTTTTTTATGCTGTAAAATATAATCACCATAAGCCGCTGGAGATATAGCAGTTTCTTTTTCGGTCTTCCAAGAAACATATCCTTTTCGTCCTGCTTTCAGGTTTTGACTCTTTGTATACATTGTGCTTATATTATTGCTCATATATTTTTTCCTCTTTCACAATCCCACGAAATTCAACCACTTCTTCGGAGAGACTGACAAAATATCTTTTTCCCTGATATTCCACAATATCTCCGAAGTAGTTGATATCCATTTCTGGTCGTGAAGCATATGCAAGTACATTAATTTTTGTAGTTCGATTCACTATCTTTTCCTTTCTCTGTCCATCTTCACATCAATTGCTTTCTGCATATCTTCTGGCGAAATATTAAAAATGGACTCCAGAAGCTTCAAGCAAATATAAGCATCTGCCATCTCTTCTATGAGTCCAATTCTGTCACCATAACCTCTAATTTGTTTGCTAACCTGCTGTGCGAGTTCTGCAAATTCCTCCATTGCAATAGTGCAATTCAATTTCCAAGGTCTTTTATTTATACTGTTTCGTATAGCTCGTCTTCTCTCTTTGTCAGAAAGTTCAATATTACTATTTAAACCTTGAATAAATTTAGTTCTGTTCATTCTCTGGCTCCTCTCTGAATTTATCTTCCATCTCATCCAATTTACTTGCCGCCCGTAACAGACACAAACAAAATACGCTGAGAATTGAGCCAACACCAAATCCTAAAAGAAAATTAATCATTCTTTTCACCAGCTTTCTTTAATTGCTCCGCAGCCTCTTTTCTTGCATCATATTTGAAAATATCAATTTCTTCAAACTTATTATCTTTCTCAGCAAAGAAGCGGTTAATCTTAACTTTTTCGCCATTTGGAGTAATCACATAGAATACGCCAACTGTGTCAAAGTCACCATTTTCTGTGTCGTATAAGAAATCCTCACAATATACATAGAATGGTTTTGTTGACGGCATATAAGGCATGGTGATAGGAAACATCTCATCCATAATCTTGTCAACTAATCCGTTATGATAGGTATTGTTCGGATTATTGATACTCACGCATACAGTTCTTGATACATCGTTGTAACTAATTGAGCCGTCTGCTTTGACATGCTTAAACAAAGAACTCATTCTCTTACACTGAGTTGACCTCTCCCCATTTTTCTCAAAACTAACACCAGCATCCCAAATATCTTCCGTATCTACAATTGGTGTTAATGGCTTTCCTGCAATTAAACGGTTAAGAATATTTTTAGTAATTCCAATACTCATACCGCTGTGACCATCTTCCATAAGACTATCAAATGCCTTTAATGCGCTCCTATAGCAAGCACAGCCATATTCTGAAAAACCGTCGCCATCATCACCAGATTTCTCATGTTCGCAAGCCAGCTCCACCTCATTTTCAGCCCATAAATCCATAGAGGTCTTTTCCCTGCAAGAATATAAAGATACATTTCTGTCATCGATATAAACATTTGCAAATATCTTTCTTGTATCTCCACCGAACTCGGTAATAATTTCTGGAAGATTTTCATTAACAGCATCAAAGACAAGTCCTTTCTCTGAACACCAATTAACAGCCGCCTTTGTCTGCTCCTCGTTTCTACAAGTCCAAAGAATAACCTTATCCCCGTTCAACTGGCAACTCATAAGGAAATCAATAAGCTCCATATTTGGCTTACCAATCTCCGGGTATTTGTTCTCACATAAAGTTCCGTCAAAATCTACTGCAATAATATTGTTTTCCATTGTATTTGTCTCCTTTAAATAAAAATAACCCACAAGCCTGTAAAGACTCATGGGTTTCGTAAATATAAATTAATATTCTAAATCGGTTATTTCATCCCAAATATCTTCGAGGGATTTTCCATCAAAGAATTTTGTGTCCATAACCTCTTCAATTGAATGAGCAGTCATGCTTTTATCACCATACCACATATCAAATTTATCAAGTGATAATGGATCTACTCCGCAATTTTTTCCATCATATTCAAACATAATATGACTTGTCAGATTTTCAAGATATTTTTTAACATTAAAATCCGTCATAAAAAGTCACCATTTTCCTTTCGCTCTTTCTGTGTTAATTCTCTGGCTGGACGATCACATAATTTCCCAGTTTCATCATAAACATAATCATGCGCGTGTTCTCCATTTTTTCCATATGGATGGCGCTGCGGTTGTCCGTGATCATTATTGCTTATCTGTTTTATTTGTCGTCCGTTACTGTCATAATAGTTACGATCAATTCCACCATTTTTTCTCTGAATCTGTGTAATGCTATTAGGTTCTCCCATTAATTCAACGTGAGTTACGCTAATTATATCTTTACCAGCTGCGTTTTTCAATGTGGATTTTTGTGATACGACTCGTCCGTTATCTTTTATAGGATATGGCGGACCATTTCTAACACCCCACTTCATTCCTTTTACACCGCTATGCTCAACTTCTAAACTATCGAGTCTGTTCTTTATCTTATCAAGAATATCATCAACAGTTTCTCTAGTTCTAGGTGCAAGTTTCATGAATTTAGAATGTTCGGCATACCAGTTAAATATCTCATACAGACTGCCATTAGCCCAACTAAAAGCCCACCAATCACAAATCATTTCCACAATATAATCATATGGCATTTCAAGAATAGTCTCTAGTTCTCCATTTTCCATATCGTCATGAATAAGTATCCAATACTGCCAGTGATGTGGGTTTCTATGAATATGTGACAGCCATGCTCTTTGATAATCCTGGACAACTTTATAAGACCTGTTATTTCCATAAAAATATGCGTCGTATGCATTATACTCGTCTTCTTCGTCCTTTGACTTATCGTGAGCAAACTCAATCTGCCAGGCTGCATCTGAAACATCATTTGTAACATCTGGTAAATTCTCACATAGCCAGTCAAATCCTCTTTTAACATTAGCCCTGTGATTTGCTAAATATTGGTCATACTGGAAGCTCATCTGACACCTCGCACTTCTTTTCTGCATTGTTTGGAACATCTTCTTCTCCAAACATACAGTTGTCTATCTCTCCGAAATAATATGGGCATCCATTACATTTTTCATAATTACTCATTTTTATTGCTCCTTTTCGTGATTAACTTTTCAAACATCTCCTTAGCTTCCGGACCATCAATTGCATTGACAATATCTACACCTTTATTCGGCAACTGTCTTCCGACACACAGCACACCTTTATTGGTTTTGTCATTATAGTCAATGCTTACTAAAACTGTATCTCTCATTGAGTTTTCTCCTTCCAATTTACAGGTCTTTCTGATTGTGTATTGCTACCATGTTCTAAGCACTCACAACAAGGATCACATTTCTCGTCCAAGTCTTTATGCTCACAGGTCTTGCAATATTTTTCAAAATCAACTTCAAAATATAAATTCTCCATAAAGCTCCTATCCTTTATATGGTACCTGTTCTACATCTCCGCCAGGAGTAGTGACTGATTGCATAAGCTGTCCGGTTGCTTCATCGAAATATATGTTATCCATAGCATTATTCCATTCATCAAATTGTTCAGAAATATCAAAGCCTTTTGTTCGTCTGAGATTAATAAGTTCATCATGAACAACCCTTCTCCAAGCTCTTGCAATTTCTTTTCTGCTCTGTGAAAGAATGCTATACAATCCATGCTCATTCACAAAGCTTACTGATCTTCTCTGACCTGCAACTACCATTGGTAGGTTCAGCTTTTCGTCTGCCTCACACATATCAAGCATTCTCCAGGTATTCCTATAACTATACTCAATAATATTTGCTATGTCTGCTGCCTTGAATAACGGCTCATCTAAATCGCCATATACATCAAGAACACTACTACCTAATCGGATTTGTCCTACTACCTTTACTGAATTATTTACCATTTTACGTATCTCCTTTCATTAAACGTCTTTTTCTCTTTTAATGCTCTAGCTATGGCTGTATCAATTCCAGAGCGAGATTTCAAGTGATAATAATACAAGTCTTTAAATGGTGTATTCATCCTGTCGATTCTTCCTGCTGATTGAGCCATTATTTTGTAAGAATAATTTTGTGAAAAGAATATAATTGTATCTGTCGTGATGCAGTTCCATCCTTCTGCTCCAGCATTGTATTGAACAAGATAAGCCCATTTATCACTTGTCGGAACTGGCTGATGCTTATGACCGTTCCATTCTGCAACTTCATATTCGGTTAAAATATTTTTCAATAACTCCAACTCATAGTCAAAGTTGTAAAATATAATAGCTTTCGGATGCTTCTCCATAACCTCAAGCAAAGCCACTTGTCTTGATTCATCCATATTTACAAGTTTCCGCCATACATAGCAAAGCCCTGCTGCATTCTGGAGGGGTTCATTTTTATATGGGTCCCATCTATTTTTAGTTACTTCCTTATATTTAATGGAGTCATACCCAACATAAATATCTTCGTGATGTGATACAGTTTCTCGTTTGAAATCCATATTAACAAGGATTTTATTCCGAAGTCTGATTAAACGTTCTGTATTAAGATATCTGTCAATCTTCGGAAACTTGCTAAATCTACTATAAACAATATGTTCTCTTGTAAATTCACTTCTATTTTTATAGAACCCATTCGCAACAAAAACCGGTATATAATCCTGCCAAGTGTCCCCAGGTGTAGCAGATAGCAAAATCCATTCGTTACTTTTTGCAATCTTCAAGAATGCCTTTACCCATGTTCCGCTACCAACAACTCTTTGCTCATCAAATATAAAGAAAGCATCCTTTACCTCTGAATACTTCTTCACGTTATTCCATGAGTCTACAATCACCTTGTTAGAATATAAATTTACATCATCATGAGTGGATAATAGAAATGGTGCTAACTCTCCATCCCATTCGCAAGTATCGCGCTTTCTGGCAGTCGTTATAATGTACAAATCTTTAGGTGGATCATCCATTGGTTCATAAATATCAGTCCCAATAATTCCACCATTTCGCACATAGTAATAAGCTATTGACGTTAAGGATTTTCCACTTCCAACACCACCACATAGAATGCAACCTGTTTTCATCCTTTTTATTGCATCTAATTGATAGTCTCTTAATGTAACACCTGCCATTTATTCACCCTCAATGACAAAACCATCCTCAACTTCCACTTCGTATCCATCACCTATGAGATTTGCTTTCGGTCCGCACAGAAGCAATTTTGTACCGATTTCTTCATCTGATAATTTCTGATATTCAGAATAGTATCGTATTATGGAATCCTGCACAGGTTTCGTTACGCAAATCTTCGTGCAATCAAATGTACTTTTTTCTGTAATTTCAATATTGCACGTCTCAGCTACATAACCATAAAAGGCTACAAGTCCCTGCTCGCACTTTCTCTGAGAAATTGAATATCTCTTTTTCATATGGCGTCATCCTTTCTTTGTTATTAAAATCTTCTAATCACCCAAATATCAGAAAAGTACATAGGTGTATACCAGTATTTGCTCTTATCATCATCTGTGGTCATTGGATCTGTTATAGAATTTCCAACTTTTATATAACCGGCTACACCAAGTAAAGAAATTTGTATATAACACATAAGAGCAACTGTTTCATCAATATCCTGTCCGACAACCAGCAAATGTCTTTGAAAGTTCATTGATGGCGTTGCTTTTTCCATCTTTCTTTTAACAGTATTAATAGCAGCTATAAGGGTTGCTCCTGCTCCACAGCATTCATCGGCAAGAGAAATATAACCTTGCTTTTCCAACTTATCTCGAAGATTATTGTCTAAATCGCTAGTAACTACATCTGCCATCAGCTGACAAACTGAATATGGTGTGAAGAACTGACCGGCTGAACTGTTACCAAGTCCTAAATCCATAAACATTTTTCCTAAGAAATCCTGTTCCGGATTAGCGTCCAAAGCCATTGTTGTATATGCAGCCAGTTTAGGAAATATCATCTGTTCGTCCTTACTGTATTTATGGATGATGCTCAAATATCTTTCCTCTCTGTCTTTGTAATGAAATTTATCAAGAGGATTTGATATTGCACACGCAAACATAACCACAAAATCTCTCCAAACATCAAATGGTCTATGAGTCCTCGTCAGTTTATTAAACTCATTCAGAAAGTCTTTTGAATATGTCCCAACCGGCATTTTTTCTGTTTTTATTTCTACTTTTTGTTTGGGTTCAACCGTTTTCTTCTTATCAATGTTTGATAAATCAATTGTCGGTTCCCATTTCTTTGTCACTTTCTTAACCGGTGGCTTCGGTTTGTTAAATGACTTTTTCTTAAAGAACATATGTGTCTCCTTTCAAATATAAATGGGTGCCAACCATAATTAGCTGACACCCGCAGATTTTAATAGAATGGAACCTCATCCTCTACCGGAGCTTCTTCCCTTGCATATTTTTCAGCAAACTCATCCTCTTCGATAGTTACATACATCGTCTTTACATATGCCTTGATTCCAGTCTTCCCATTTACTTCCCAAGAATATGGTCTAATTACCAAATCGACATTACTGATTTCAGCGAAATCCAATGTGCTGATAGAATCCTCATCCAATTCAGTAGTTGTTCTTCTAGTAACCATATAAATCTTTGGTGGAATATTCTTGTAACTTACCGCAACCTGAATATAATGTTTTGGCTCATCCCCATCATCTCTAGGTTCAAGAATTCTTACATTCCATCCGTCATTTGATAACTGCTCAACATCCATGTCATCTTCGATGAGTACACAGAAGTTTCTGTCTCCAGCACGATTGTACTTGGACTCCTCTCCTCTGAAGTTTCTAAACATAATGTGAGCGCCTTCAATTTTAATGTTTCCTACTGCTTTATTAGCCATGATAAAAATCTCCTTTAATTGTTATTTAGTTTCTACAGGTGGATTCATCACCTGACTTGAAATCACTTCCGAAATATCATAATTTTTTCCACAATCCATATGATATGTGTCATCATTGAAGTGCGGACAGTCAAAGCAAGTTGTATATTTAGCATCTCCGCAAGGCATAAGTTTTGGTGTATCCTGCTTCTTTTCTGTTATATATGGGTCATCTGATACAAACCATTCAAAATCGCCATACTCAGAAATAGTATCAATTGCTTCATTTACAAGTTTGTCATAGTAAGACCTATCGATGTCATCGATTTTATCCAGTTCTCTGACCATCTCAGATTCAAGCCATCTATAACCCTTTGTACCTGTTGCAGCATAATACTTACCGTCTTTTTCACGCATAAGTAATCCGCCACCACAGCCGTCTTTTATAGGACAGAACTGTCCAACTTTTCCAATAAAGCGATAATTATGCCCCTCCGCAATAAGCGGATTTAGTCTCTGGCAAGTGCTTTCAAATGTCGTATCAGATAACAATCCTTTCTTGAAGTCACTCTCAGCCTTGCTAAATTCTTTTTCATATTGAGATACATCCGGTAAGTCTTCATTTAAGTCCAAATATAAAGAACCGCTTACAGACTTCGTTTCACACATATCCTCGAATTTAATATCCTCTTTACTAAAGAGACACTTAAATACATAAGGAATCTGAAACTGAGTTCCTGTAGCGGTCCATGTTCCTGGTTTTTCTGGATCGTCGTCAGCCAATTTTGCAACATATACGGCATTGTTGACTAGACAAATCCTGTCAAATATATGCTCTACCTCGAACTCATATCCGTGGCGTTTGCCATATTTGCAAATGAAATCAAGAATATAATCATCCGGATTTTCAATCTTAATAGAGTCCGTCTTAATGTGAATTACTTTGTATCCCTGTGCTTCAACTTCATGTCTAAGGTCAATCATAAACAATGCACCTCGCTTTGCTACGATATTATCCTTATTCCTTGAGTCTCTGAAGGCATTCATAAATCCCGCCGCCGTTAATCCATATACAGAATTAATCGCAATCTTCAATGCCTGAGCCAGTGCCTTTGCTTTACCAGTATCATCGAGATATTTAGCCAATGCCCCTTCAAACATATCTCGTACCATATCGAAATCACCATGCTTGATACAGATACGAATGTCCAAGATATCTTTAAACCTCTTTGTGAAATCCGGTCCAAATAAGCACTCAGATATTGCTGAGTTAGGGTGCATCGAACCAACATCTTCTGTTTCCGAACGTCCGTACATACCAGGAGCTGCCCACACTTCTCCGCCTTCTCCAACTTCTTCCCCTCTGTAAAGGGATTTTCCGTTCTCGAATCTGTAGTCTGGGAAATATGGTAACAAGCTATCTCCTTTCGGTCCGTGAAATGGTTCAGCCATCATCTCCGGCTTTGCTTCTTTTAAGAATGCTAATACATCATCTGGTAATTCTGTAACCGGCTCAGACAAATCCCTATACATAAATTCACTCTGAGGATTACGGTTCTTTCCAAATATAAATTTTGTAGTTAAGCTATTAGTCGTATCATTTACTGAACCATTAGCCAATTCTGCTAAAATTTCTCTAGCAACAAAGTCACCAAGATTTGCTTTGTATGTAGCCTCTGTGGCGATAACATCATCATCGCAATATTCAGCTACTTTTGTCCAAAGTTCTTCTGGAACAGGCTGATCCCAAGGAAGTCCAAGCTCGTGATGCTTTATCTTTTTACATAATGCTCTGACTTCATCGTCCATCTTTGAATGTGGATCATTAGCCTTGTTACTCAATTCGATTTCCCATTTTTTAAGGGACTGCTTCTTTGAGCAAAAATCATACACATCCGTAAAAGAAATATTGTAGGCTTCACCGAAGAAACAGTTTGGACTGTTATTAATAATCTTTTGTGATAAGTTAAACAGCTGTTCATTTGTATATCCCATCAATCTGGCATACATAATATGGTTATCATATCGTCGACAGTTAAATCCGACCAATCTAAGCTGTATCAATTCCTCTATTTCGCTTGGTGTCGGGTTAATCATTCTGACAACAGGCTTTCCTTCGCCCTCTATTTTCCAGTTGACCAAAAACAGGTTCGGAAATACCTCGATATCATAGAATACCAACTTTGCATCGTCATTTTTTACAGCATTTGAATTTTCTTCCGATTTGAACTGCATCTTATTAACGAGCTTTATACAATACTCTGCCTGATGAGAGCTGTTTGCTGCAAATGCTAATACAGCATTACGCATATCTGTTACATCATATTTGAGTTCACTACTATGAGCATCCTCCAATATTTTGTATATGAAATCGATACTTGGCTTAGTTCCTGGGTGGATTTCCTTATTAAGATTTCTCTTTATAAGTGTTCTAAGTCCTTTCTCGCTTTTTATGGCATCAAAATTTACCATTTTGTCTTCTCCTTTCATTGGTAACCCAGAGGATATAGTAGCTATTGGCAAATTATTGCATTTAGTAAGTTTTCTTCTTAATGAACTTTTACCAGTAAATACTTTTACCTCTATATGGTCATCGTAGATTCTGCTTAGCTGAGAAGGGTCTCCAGAATATAAATAATGAAGATGTATCCCTTGACCACTTTTACTCAGTTCTGCATAAGTCGGTGGCAACTTACTAGCAGCTTCCAAATTCTTTTCAAAAGATTTATTTCCAGTCTCATCCGGAATATCAAAATCTACGACAATGTGATTTTCTGGAACTTTCACATAATGAATTTGTGATGTATCCAGAGCAGATAATTTCGTTTTTACTTTTTCCCACTTCTGCTGTGGGGTTTCATTTTGCGAAGCGTATTGTGCTGGACAATCCGCACATACAGAATCAAATATTGACTCCTGTTCTTTGAACTCTATCTGATAAGTTTTTGGTGTCTCTTTTTTCTTTGTTTGAGTATCACTTTCGAACTTATCTGTCCTGAATCCTATGTAATAGCTTCGTACTCTCGAACCGTCATCAAAATTAAATCTCTCCTGAAAATCCTTGAAATAGTTCTTCAATTCTTCCTGGAATGCCCTTCTTGATAACGGATAACCAACTTTCGCTTCATCGCAGTAATTCTTGTACATTTCCCAAGCCGCTTTAAGAGTTGTACCATCTTCTTTTTTAAACACATAATAGGAATCAGCTATAAAGTTGTAAAAATCATTAGATGCACCAAGCATTGAAATTGGAATATAATCATCGTATCTTCCAGGATTATCCAAATATATTTCCTGGCAATGATACGCAATCGCTCCAAGTTCAAAACTGACCTGTTTCACAATTGTTTTGTATTCCTTTGGATTAAGTTTATTTCCAGACGGAGACACATCAATCAGTCGTCTTATAAGACCAGATTTAGCATCTGTAATGCGTACCGGTTTATTAGTTCCCATAAATAAGAAACATTTAAAGCGGTTTGCATATGTTGACTTAAATTTCTCATTTACAGTCATCAGCTCATGGGATACCAAACTGTTAAGCCTTGTGTTATCCTCAATCCTTGATAAGTCTCCGTCGTGCTGAATAGCCACCAATGGATTACTTTTAAACGCCTCTAACGCAAAAGAGTTACTACTAGACCCCAATGCTTTCGCATCAAAGACTGAGTAGTAACCCTCAAATAACTGCTGAATAATATTTAAAATTGTTGATTTACCTGTACCAGCTGCTCCGTATAGTACAAGAAATTTCTGTAATTTCTGCGACTCACCACATACTATGGAACCAATAGCCCACTCTATCTTCATTCGTTCTTCCGGAGAATATAAAGTGCTAATCAGTTTTTCGTATGCTGTTAAATCTCCATCTTCAAGAGGATAATTAAGTCGCTTGCTTGCATAATCTTTTTTTGTCGTTTCCGTATTGGAAAATATAAGTTTATCGTCAAGCGTATGAAAACTGTCTCTTAATTGTTTCTGACAGTATTTATGCCAAGAGTCAATCATTCCGCTCTCAGCGTCCCACATATGCAGGACTTTAATATCTGAGTTAAAGCGTTGGCGATTCTCCTCAGCATATCTATCCAGTTCGCGGTCTATAAGTTGTAAAGCATCCTGTTCGTCTGTAGACCATAAACCACGTTCTTCTATCCAGATAGCGTAAAAATCACCACCTCGAATCATAAGATCTGTGCTTTTTTTAATAAGGAACTTTGGATAGATTTCTATTGTTCCGCGCTTTGTACTACGCGTTGAAACCACCATAAAATCCAACATCACATTTTTATACTCCTTCCGATTCCTTCAACTCATCAATTTCTTTTCGCAAAGCTGCGATCTCCTGTTGCATTTTTTTACTATCAGTACGCATTGCAAATAAATTTAAAGTTGTAACAACACTAAATAATGTCACAGCCTTATTAAATTTGTTCTGATGCACCAGTGCTTTGTAAATGCGTACAAGATGCTTATCTGTAGCATCCATATTTCTAAAAATATAACTTACAAAATCGTTCATAATAAGTAATCTCCTTTCAAATCAAGTAATACTGTCAAGGTACCAACATGCCTGATACCAAATTTCAACTTTTCTCAGATCATAGCGACAATTTTCAAGTGTGAATAATCCACCTTGCCCGTCTGGCTCATACTGTCTTTCTAAAAATCTCGTTATAATATCTTCAACACGATTCTCATTAAATTTTCTGTCATCCATAGAGCCTAACCCAAGATTAGTAATCATATTCCAGAACCATTGTCCTGTTCTGTCGCCAATCTCTGGGTCGTCCATAATATGTTCCTCTAAACGAATTGAAAGTGCTATTAGCATCTCCAATACGCTACATGGACTATCATCCAGATAATTCGCTATAACAGAGCAGTCATATCCGTTCTCGTATCCAAATCGATAACGTAGTTCAATACCGTCCTCAAATCGATTGCTGTCCATAGTAAGCTGATATGTGAAATCCATATTGTGGAGAAAATTTAATAGCTTTCTATATGATAATTTCTTCGGATATTTTGTATCACATACCAGACCATACATCCAATCGAAATAATCAAATTTTAATTCGTCTCTGGTCATTACATCTCCGTTCTATGTGGCTGAGTTTCAAAAATTTCCTGATAGTTTCTCTGGTCTAACAGAATTTCATAATCGCATTTCTTAGCATCGTTTCTCACATAGACTGAGTCGTCCTCATACTCTCCGAAATGCTCAAGTGAATCTTCCCCAACAGTTTCTTCAATATCATCCACAATTTCATTCATATCATCTAGTAACACCCCGTCAGCTGTATATGTGAGACTGATTTTTTCGTAATCGTCAAACTCTCCGAAATCTGACGGCTGTATAACATATGGTTTGTCAACACCAATTTCCTGCTTCTGTTTTTTATCTTGCATATCGCTATAGTTTACATAGCCTTCTTTCTGTAATCTTGCTGCATATTCAGCAATACTCGGTTTGTCTACAGTTCTACTGTCAGCAGTTTTTTCAGCAACAGGCTCTTCCGATTCGTCTTTTTTATCCTCGTCAAATACTCTTCTTGAATTGAAGTCTTTTTCTGCGAGTTTCTCATACTTATCTTTAAAGTATGAATATGTACCAGCTACACCAATTCCAGCACCAATAATCGTGCCTAAAATAAATGATACTTTACTGTTCATTGTTATCCTCCTCTGTCTTGATAGTCATAACGGTTAATGCTAAACCGCCAAAAAGTAAAGAGGCACTCAACAGAATGCCCCCTGTAATATGTCTTTTTCGATGGGTATCAAGAATATAGTCCATCATTGATATGAAGTTACCAATTCCTTCCATAATTAGTGCTCCTTTCCACCGAATAAAACAGCCAGACCACTCCAAAAGCAAATTCCTGCAACTGCTGATAATGTTAATCCTACTACATGCATAACAATTCTCCTTTCTATTCTCTACTTGAAAAATAGTGGTTTCCAATCTGAAACATAGGTGTTCCATAGTTTCCATATTTATCAGCTGTAAAGAATATGACATCGTAATTTTTTCGGTTACGAAGTTCTTCCTCTACAAGCTGACAAATATAATCGTCAATATAGCATCTGTCGACTCGTCCATTCCACATAGAAGAAAACTGACTTGGCTGATAAACTACTTCATAAACTGTATTCGGAAAAGAAATAGAATCAACACGATTTAAAATAGTATCAATAACTAATCGTTTGCCTTCTTCACATTCTCCCTCAGCTTCAGCCATAGTAACAAGAGCTATTAACTCAATATCATCGTCTGAAATATCAGTATCAATTTCACAAACAACATCTTGAGGTGCAGGCTCTTGTACTACTACTTCCTCCTTCGGACTAAATGATACTTCTTCAACCGCCTCAGTTTTGATAACCTCAACTACCACTTTGTCAGTAATTTTATCGTCTTCACTTGTCGTGATTGGCGATGCTGCTATACAAAAAGAACAGGTGATTACCAATAGTATCATCCAAATTATTTTTTTCATATGCAAATTCTCCGTTTAAATCAGATCTAATATATTACCATCCACGTTGAAGTCTAATAAAATTACTGGCTCATAAGATCCGTCTTCAGTTTCTCTGTTTGTTTCTAAGATGCCAAAATCTACGAAGTTATCACCAACTTCATTGTTCTTGTTATATACCCAGCCTACAATCTGACCTTCCTTAGTTCTGTCAATTCCAAGCATATCGTATACGTCATTTAAGAACACATATCCTCTAGCGTGTAAAAGATCATTTGCATACTGCTGCTGTCCGCGTAACATAAGTAAATTGTACTGTGTATCTTTCTCATATCCATTGCAAGTCTCATCAAAGAATCTTGCATATCCGCTGTCTGCATTTGCCACATTGACAGTAGATTTCACTTTCTTCTCTTTACCTGTTTCCGGGTCTTTTACAGTTTCCTCGAATTTCTTCGCCTTAATATCATATTTCAGTTCCTTGTCTACCTGTTCCCCAAATCTTTCAACAACACGACTACGATATTCCTTGAAAGACTTATCGACGGTTGCATATGCTGCTGCCAAAGCTACATTTCTCTTTCTGAGAATATTATTAGATGCCACAATACTTGTAAGTGATAATGCGCCTAATGCAATAGCCGGAGCATATAACTTAACAAGCTTTACCCCTGTCTGGGCGTAAATGATAGTTAAGTCTTTCTTTGCATCTTCCTGTGAATAATCCGCTTTGATTTCCTCATTTTCAGAGCATTCATGTACAGCATCCACATCTTTTTTATGCTCTTCTAACACCGTACTTAATTTTGTTGTAGCTTTACAAGCCATAACAGCACTTGCAACCGTTCCAATAACACCGGCTACGATAAGAATTTCCGGGCTATGCTTTTTTACTTTAATAGTTGCTGTATTTACAGCGGTTGTTACTTTTGCAATAATTTCATTCTTTTTCATGATTATTTGTTCTCCTCTTCTAAAAGTTTTACATGATCAATGAGATGCTCTAAATACCATCTCGCTTTTTCTAAGTCCTGTACGCCGTTCTTATTTTTCCAACGGCACATATATTTGAGTACATTTCCAGTGTCAGTAGCCTCAATACCTTTCAAATCAAATGTAAATGCCTCAATAACATCAATTACCTCTAATCCAGTTTCACTCTGATAATGAGCTGGATGTGATACCATAACATCTTTTGACTCGTACATAATCTGCCTCCTAATCTATTGGATTTGCTCTTGGAAACTTGATAGTATATCCATCTCTGGTATTAATAATTCTTGCATTTCTGATATTATCAGTCCAGCCGTAGTTATTTCCTGTCCACGGACCGTCAATACCGACCAAATCGAAATAGTCCGCAACACTTACAATTCTGTAACTTGCAACGATTTCGTCCATAGCAGCTAATACATTTTCTGCCTCAGTTCTGGTGTCAAAGTAAATATCATCGAAATCACAACCACCAATAGAACTCTGTGAATTGTAATTTCTTCTGTTGCCCTGTGCTGGGTCTTCATAATATTTGCGATAAGATACTTTGCTTGCGGACGATCTTTTACCACTAGGGCTCTTAACTCCAAGAACCGCCTTAACAGCATCGAGAATAATATCCTTCACGGCAGGCACAACGATATCCTCGAAAATGTAGCTTTTTACGTTATCTACATCTTCTGGAACAAATATCCCTGCAAGTTTATTAATTCCGCTCTTTTTCTTTGTCTTAACAGAACCGGATACAATTTTTTCTACCTTCTTTTCTGGTAGTTCAGCTTTCGCTCGTTCTCTCGATTTATGTGAGTTGGACTTGTATTCTTCCATTCTTTTCCTCCTAATTGATAACCATTAACTCCCCAGGCAAAGTAATTTTCGATGCTGGCATACGGTTATTATTTTTCTTAAACTGATACGCTAAATTACTCTTTGCTTTCTTTTCAGATGTCGCGTATGTAGACCCCGCCCAATTATCGGCAATACACCTGCCAAATTCCATAACTGGACCATTATAAGCATACTGGTTCATAACAATACCTCCATAATAAAAAAATAAGAGAGAAAGCACCTTGTTATAGGTACTCTCCCTCACTCCTGTCAGAATAATAATTCTTTAATTTTCAGAATCATTCTCATCAACTGTTTCAGTGTTTTCATCCTCAACTGTGGTCTCATTTTCAACAACACGAAACCCTTTACGCGCTTTCATTTCCTTCAGTTTACTAACTGCTGGTGCTACTACGAACTTGTAAGCTAAACCGCCTGCAATCATAGCCACACTGATAGTTGCTACCTTACTGAAGCCACCTTTGGAAGCTGTCTTTACGATTTCCTCTGTTGTGTCCATAACCTCTTCGTTGTTCATGATTTCATTTGTTTCCATAATGTTAATCTCCTTTCAGATTAAAAATTTGTTATTCTTTCCATAATAGTGGCTGTAAATTTTGCGAACCTACATCAAGTTTCTATAGTCATATCTAGGTCCACATCCGTAATCTATTACAAATACTGGTTCGTCATTGTCATTAAGCTGTGATGTATAGCGAAGGTCGATATATCCTTCTCGGTCAATATTCCATCCAATGTCGTCACCGATTTTAATAGATGGTAAACCAATTTCGTAATAGAATTCATTAAGGGAGATATACATTTCATCTCGCATCCTTCTGTTCAAGTCATTCTCAGCTTTCTTAATCCTGTCAATTTTTGACTTGAAATATCGTCCGGATAATACATCGTAGCAAAGAGTCTCACCATCTCCAACAAATATAATTTCGCTTTCTTTTGCCGGATGCGCTTCAATTTTCTCTTTTGCAACGGCATCTCTGATAGTCTGCTCTTTCTTTTCTCCAATCGTTTCAACAACTTTATTCTGATATTCCTTGAGTGATGTTTCAGCTATAGAATATGCCGTAGCCAGTGCTGCGTTTCTTCTGGCATTTACTGAACTTGCTCCAATCAGACAAACAACAGACAATATTCCTGTTACCACTGCTGGAATATAACATCTCCATGTAACTTTTATAATTTCAGTTTTGCTGAGGTTATGTCCCTCATATGGTATATTTGTTTCATTGGCTTTTTTAAGCTCCGCATTATCAATTAATCTTAGTGCCTTTGGTGTTGCTCTTACAGCCATTACAGTTGTTGTTACCATTCCGGCAATACCTATTCCAGTTAATATTTCCGGACTATGCTTTATGGTTGATTTTTTCACTGCATTATATGCCGCTTTAATATTAGGTTTATGCATTTTATTACTTCCTTTCCTATAAATTACCCCGCCCACAAGGGGCGGAGATTTTTACTTAACCAATGATTCCATACGGACGAACCCCATAAGAGTTCGAAGCGCTGCCGAAGGCCGTAATGCCAACGCTGTTCACATCAGCGAAAAAAGCCGAAGAAACGACGTCCTGTAGCCAATATGTTTCTCTTATCTTAATCATTCTTGGGTTAAGGCGCATAAGTGCAAGCTGTGAATTGCAAACACTGTATTTTGTAGGGATTGTTATCCCATCATTTGCAGGCTCGAAATAATGTGTACCATATACCATAACCTCTCGCATAAGTGCAACAGTCCCATCGAACCATGCTCCCCCAGATGGCTTTCCATTTGCAACTGCATTTACAAGATAAGTTCTATGAGTAAGAAGCATATCTCCAAATGCAGCTTTAAATTTCGCTTTTGCATTATCCAATCCTGTTTTATACATTACAGAGCCTACATATCCACCCTCTGTAGTATTAGTCGCATTCATCTGACCATTATAAAGTGATGATGCCGGAACAATAACAAGATGATGCTTTGTGAAATCTGTATCACCACATCTAAGGAAGTAATCCATATCTGCAATAACCCAGGTCACACCGCCGATTACCCAGTAATCTCCAATAAACAGGTCGTCAAAAGTTCCATTTTGAATTGCTGCCTTCTGGGCTGCTGTAACTGATGAGCCAAGGTTCTTTCCTCTATATACATTGCGATGATTAATCGCTGATACAAGCCCAGCAAACTCTACTGCCGCATTTGCTGCTGTCATTTTCTTTGTTCCGCCAATACCATCTTTAATAATTACATCTCCACTATCAAATCTGGTTGCTGCGGAATAATCCGTTACTTTAGGCATTTTCTTTAATCCTCCTTAAAATAAAAAAGAGCCTTAGATTTCTCTAAAGCCCTTTGTAGTCACTGTCTAACAGTGCATGGTCTGTTACATATCCTAATCTGCTAATAACACTTCTTATAAAGGTATCTAAATGAGATACCTGCTGTCGTAAGGATACAACTTCGCTCTCATCAGCAAATATTATACGTCCCTGTATTTCTCTTCCGCTTGAATCGCAGATATTCTGTCCAGATGAGTCATAAATCGGTTGTAATACAGAATGTTCATTAGCAAGCTGTAAACCGAATTTACCGACATCTGCTCCAAGAATTTCTTCATATGCTGCCTGCGCTAAAGATGCTGAATTTGCTGCCGCTGTTTCAGATTTCTTAGCATTTGCTGCTGATGCTACTGCATTTGAAGCCGATGATGCCGCAGCATTCTTTGATGAAGCAGCTGAATCAGCATAGCTTTTCGCATTTGCTGCACTTGAACTTGCTCCACTCGCTGAGCTTGCCGCATTAGAAGCTGATGATGACGCAGCACTTGCTTTTGAACTAGCTGTATTAGCATATCCGGATGCCTGGCTTGCTGAGCTTGCCGCTTTTGCAGCTGCATCAACTGCCTGCTCTGCATATTGCTTAGCGGTAAGGTATTCTGTCGTTGACCTTATGCTCTGTTCCTGTACAGGGTTAAAATCGATCTGCACAGCAATAGCTCCACTGGATACAATCTTGTTGTTTAACTCAATCTCTACAATAGGATTTATTTCTCCTGCCAATGCAGTCATCTGCTTTGTAACTTCAAAGTAAACCGTATGCATAGCAGAATCCCATCCCAATGCAGGATTATATACAAAGTTGCCGTCAACCTTGCCACATCTGATATTAACAGTTGCATTCGTAGGTATCGTGTATTCAAGTCCATCATTATATAACTTTACTGCGATAATCGGTAATCCCTGATCATACTGTACAAGATGAACCGGACGTACAATCTGACGAGCTGCCATATCAGCATATGTATAATGCACAACTCTGTTTGAGTCTGGTGTATATACACCCATTTTTAATCACCTCCTAAATCAACGCCAGTCATCATTGACAAAAATTCCACATCAGAACGAAGTTGTTCCTGTTCGGAATTATCTTGTACAACATCTTCACCTTCATCCGGTTTAGATACTTCATTGCTCGCCTCGATTAATACGAGGTCCTTATCTTTTACTTCTGTAATATTTTCTTTCATAAAACCTCCTAATAATCGTACCAACCCGCTTTTATTAAAACACCTCTCTCAAATTGTAAATATGCGTTATTACTCCAATTTGAAGCAGTTCCATCGCTATTCATTCCACCTACTTGAACAAATCTCATTGTTCCTGTTATTCCACCACCATTTTCCCAAGATACATTCTTAAGTTTGTAGTAATGCATATCAACATCACAACCCAAGTTTATGGTATCTGCATTGTATGTTACAGTATTTGAGGTATAACCGTTTCGCTCATATAAAAGCTTAACAAGATAACTCTGACCACTCTTAGGCTGTGCCGCCCATGTCATGTAATCGCCATTTTCATCAAGGTCAAATACCAAACCTCTACGATTGTCATCGCCTGTCCAACTATTTGTACCTATTTCTCCTATGTACTCATTAGAATATTTATAATGAGATGCCCCAGCATTAATATTGGCTTCTTTACTACCAGATTTACAATTAACCTGTTTAGCAGTTATATCCAATGCGTTTACATATGTTGTTGTAACTGTATTCTTGGTGATTTTGGTTACATTATCCTTGGTCTGATACCCTTTACCTTCAACAGCCGACATAGTTGTATATTTACTATCATTCGTAAGCTGTGATACTTTTGTCGGAATAGATGGCGTATCGGAAATATTTTCATAAGAAATCTGAACATCTTCTGATAAAGTTATTCCGTCTCTATCAAGTCGAATGAGAACATTTCCGTCTGCATCCTTTATAAGTGCCGTACCGTTTGAGTTGTTCTTTCCACCAAGAATTAAAGTGCCACCGTTTATACGATTTGCACTCATCGTTCCAGTTTTAACAAAATCTGCTACGATCTGACCATCCTGTGTCATAGCTAAAGCAAATGGACCATTGTATCCTGTTGAAGAATATCCCAATCCACCTTTATTCCAACGCCATACCTTCTTTGCAGTAGCGATATCATCTGTATCCATAATAAGAATTTCATCTGGATACTTTCCGCCGGTGCTACTGTGCATAATCACATAACCACCGAGACCACCACTAATCAACTGCGTAGCATTCTCAATAGCCTGCTGCATAAATGTTTTGGTAATAGTATCGGAAATTGCCTGTTTTTGGTCAGAAATAGTTGATGCAAGATTTGTCCTTGACTCGCCAAGTTCAATCGATACATATTTATTGCTAATAGCATCATATATCGTTTTTATACACTTTGCTGTAGCACTGACATTTAGTTCTGGAAACTCAACACTTACAGTATCGCAAAGATGTACATCTTCCAAAAGAGCATATTCAGCATATTCCATAGATTGTGATAGCTGTATAAACGATACTGTCAATGATACAGCCGGTACTCCTATGTCGTTTGCTTTCATATAAGAATTAGCCCTTGTTCGAAGTTGTTCCTGGGTTGGTTTCTCTTGCCACTCCTGTGATAAATCCAGTGGATAAATCCTTGTAAAGTTATATGTGCCAGATGCTTTTACAATCTTCTCATCCAACTGGACAAGACCTTCCTGCTCCGAATACCAAAATGGATAAACACCTGTATAGACAGAACTGCAATTCTCTTCCTGCTTTAAATCGGTTAGGTTTTTTCCGTATCTGATACTAACACCTCTATCAGCACCTCTTTTATTCCAAAGCTTTACGTTAAATTTATCAAATTCATACTCTCCACCGTACACATCAAGAATTGAGCCATCCACACCACCAAGAAGTGAACGCATACTCGATGGTTTAAGAACAGTCATATTTGCCGTTGTAGTTTTATCCGTTGAAAATGAAAACGGGCATGTTACTGCTGATGCTGATTTCATATTAATAAATGCATTTTGAACTGTATCAGCTGCAAATGCTGATACTGGGTATCCAGACATATCGTAGCTTATGTGTTCTGCGTTTACTGTTACAATTCCATTGATAGGCTTTGTAATTGCATAGATTCGGAATGGTTGCAGGTCAGAATAAGGATTTGGCTTTGCCATAATGATACGTCTAAGCTGTAGTTCCTTATATCTGATACCTGTAACGGGATATTCCATTTCAAGTTCGAACTCACCATTTCTTTCTTCGGTAACTTCACAGGTAATGACATCGCTCAATGTACCTAATCCATTCGTTGCGAACGATGTTTCTGTAGACTCATGAAGAGTAATCATAGTGTCCACCATTTAGGTATCACCTCCACACTTGTTATTCCACCAGAAAAAGAAATTTCATTTTCACCTTTTATAAGCTTTGGAAATCCATTGCTCAAAGTTACAAGTGAATTGCAATTTATAGTGCCTCTATAAGCATCCTGTAACTCACTATCAATTGTCAGATACGAACTAATATTTGAAATAGCGATAACATAATCACCAATTCTTAAATTTCCCTTCCCAGAACCATTTACTTTTATAATAGGAAGCGATTTGAATCCTGTGGGATTTCTTAATTTGCTCGTTGCTCTAACAATTACTGGAATATCTCCAGATTTAAGAAAACGCTGAGGTTTACAATCAAATGTGACTGTAATACGCCCGGCGTGCTGTAATATATTTTCAATTGTTCCGCCGCTCTTATAAGCAGCAAGTCGATAATATTCCGGCTCATATGAATCTTCCAACTTAGCATATCCAGATGCAGAATTAAGCCACTCCGAGACAAAATTTGCCATCATTGTAAAATCCTTATTTTCAGCACCAATTGCTATGTCATAACTTCTTGATACGTTCTTATATGACCCTTTATCAACATAAATATCCCCATTTCTTCCAGGGATATGTGTAACTTCATAATCCTTTTCCGGAGTTTCATATCCAGGCGGATGCTCCACTTGGATAGCGAATTCTTCTGATGAAACACCATTGTAAATAATTACGCCCATGAAGCATCCCTCCTTTCAACTTGTCTCTGAATAATGTTCGATACTTCCTCTGCAATCTCTTTTGGATTACTTCCTGTGATATTGAATGTGTTTTCGAACGAATTTCCGCCATTAAAGTTTCCAACTGCATCCGAAATCTTATCTAATACACTTGAATTATCAGTTGCTTTACTTCTTACTTCATTAATACGACTGCCTGTTCTATTGGCAATATCTAATGAGCCAGATAATGAATATCCATCAACACTCTTCATCATGCTAAACAACTGATTAGCACCATTTTGAATATTTGATAAATCCATCACCGGTCTTATAGTAGGCTCTGCGTCTATATCAGAACTAACCAAATCTGCAATAGTTGAAAGTGTATCGGACATTGCACCAACAGCACCTTTTCCCATATCAACAGTAGCATCAGATACTTTTCCGGCATAAGCCTTCACACCATTGATAAATCCCTCATCAGTATATCTACCAATTTGAGCAAACAACCTTGAAGGTGAATGAATGCCAAGAAAACTCTTTACACCATTTACAGCACCTTTAACCGCATCAAGTGCAGAGTTTGCTAAATCCGAAGCTTTATCTTTGATACCACCGATAAATCCACCAATAAGATGCTTGCCAATGTTCCTAAAAGAATCAATTTTATCCTCGATAACCTGTTTCGCATTCGATATCAAATCACGCACGGTTTCCTTAAGATTTGATAATTTATCTTTAATACCTTTAATAAGTCCAGAATTCATTATCTTGGAACCAACTTCTTTAATATCAACAACTCCACCAGTAAGCACAAGAACCGCTGCACGAATTAATGCTTTAAATAAATTTCGTATATCATTTGCTAATCGCTCAGAGTTATTATCAATAGCACTAATAATTCCTTCGATGAAACTCAAAAGCAAATTAACACCAGACTGAATCACATCTGGTAATTTTTGAGCTATTCCATCAATGAAATTAAGTACAATATCTATAGCAGTTTGAACCACCATTCCGATATTATCTGCAATTCCCTGTAGACATGCAATCAGAATATCAAACACAGCCTGTACAATTTCTGGCGTATGCTCAGCCAAAGTTTGAAGAGTTGTAACCAGTAATGTTACGAGAACTTCGACCAATTGTGGTACCACGTTTGATATCGCCGCCAGACAAGCCGTAATAATAACGACCAGCGACTCTAAAATTTGCGGTGCTGCTCCCGCTAATGCAACGCAGAACTGAGCAATTCCCTCTGCCAATTTGACCAATACTGCTGGAATCAAATCTGCCACGCCTGTAATGATGACTGCCAATGCTGCTACAAGTGCTGTCGCTCCTGCTGTTCCAGCGGCTGCTATCGCAGTAAGTCCAATAGCAAGAGCCTGTAATCCAAGTCCAGCAGCTAATAAACCTGCTCCTGTCGCAGCAACTCCTACACCTATAAGTGTAAATGCTCCTGCTAAGGCTAAAATACTTGGGACGATCGGTGATAATACAGCACCAGCTACACCTATAATTGCAAATGCTCCTGCCAATGAAACCAAACCTTTGGCTATTGCTTCCCAACTCATAGCACCAAGTATACTCAGAACTGGTGCCAACACCGCTAATGAAGCACTTGCGATAAGTAATGCTGCTGAACCAGCCAATGTTCCATTCATAAGATTTAACGCTATCGATAGTTCCGCTAACGCTCCTCCCATAGTAACAAGACCTTTACCAATCTCTTCCCATGTGAAATTTCCCATTGTACTTAGAACATTGGATAATATTGTAAGTGCTCCGGCAACGGCGATAAGACCAACACCTGTTGATACCATATTTTTAGGCATTAAATTGACAGCTAATGTAATCTCTGCCAATGCTCCTGCCATAACGGTCAGTCCTCTGCCAATTTCATCCCACTGCATAGAACCGAAATCTTCTACAGCAGATGCCATAATTTTCATAGCTCCTGCAATAGCGATTAATGCAATACCCGTAGATACAACGTGTTTGGCATTGCCTGTAAGATTTGTAAATGCTGCAATCTCTGTGAGTAATATACCAATACTTGTAAGACCTTTTCCAATCTCACTCCACTGCATAGAGCCAAAATCTTTGCAAGCAGACGCTAATACTTTTATAGCAGCTGACAGTACAAGAATTCCTGTTGCTGTTGATACTGCTTTTCCACTAAATTTAGCCGTATTCAAAAATAAAGCTATTTCTGCCATCAGGACACCTACTCCAGTAAGTCCCTTACCAAGTTCTCCCCAACTAAGTTGTGATATATCTTTGCAGGCAGATGCTAATATCTTAACAGCTGTCGCCAGGAATATAAGATTGAATGCTCCTTTGGCAATTGTCTTTTCATCTTTTGAAATAACTTTTGCAACGCCAGCCAATACACCAGAAATTACCGTAATACCGGTAAGTCCTTTCGCTATCTCATTCCAACTCAAAGATGCAATCTTTTTCAATGCCGATGCAAGAATTAACACTGAAACTGATAATCCCAACATAATTGTGGCTGTTTTTCCAGCATTCTTAAGGTCACCGCTTATCTTTGTAAAGATAGCCATAGATGTCATAAGTTCCGCAAATAATCCCGTTAATGCGGTAATAGCTGATGCTAATTTTGCAGAGTCAATTAGTGAAAGTACCACAATAGCTCCCGTAAGAATTGCAATTGCACTGGCTATCTTAATCAAAGTTCCTGCTTTCAATTGTGTCTGATATGCTTCAAAGCAACCTCTAACGCTGTCAAGAATTCCCTTGATTTGATCTGTTAGTTTTGTAACATCGCTCACTGCATCTGTTATTCCTTTAAGGAATTTATTAATTCCAACTGCAATTCCAGCTAATGAAATTCCGCTGAGAACATCAAACACACTTGAAAAATTGATGTCGCTGATATCTTCTACAAATCCACTGGCAAGAGTTTTCATTGCTTTTGTAATACCGGTTCCAATAGTCTTTACTCCATTCCATAATGCCTGGAGCACTTGTAAAAACTTGGAATTTTCGAGTGCTTTACCCATCGCATCAATTGCAATTTCGACACCACTTCGCATTCCGTCAGCAGCTTCTCCAACTTCTGACATTCTTGTATGTACTCTTTCCAGAACAGAATGAATAACTGCAAATCCGCCAGTATCATACTTTTGCTTTATAGCATTTGCGAATCTTGTGACTGCATCAACTGCCTTATCAATTAAATCTGTTGCTACTGCCACACCGGTTTTTATATATTTAATCACAGTTTGTATAGCGACATTGAATATGTCTGTTTTCTTGATAGTTTTATCAAGTTTTACAAGCCAATCTCCGAAGCGAGCTGTAACCGATAAAATAGAACTTGCTAAATCACCTGTTCCACCTAAAAGAGAGCCAACTCCTTTTGCAACTGCAACGAATGCCTGCTTAACAATATCAATTACTGCAAACAAACCTTTAAATGTTCTTTTCAAATTTTCTGAATTCGTATCACTAAGTTTCAGATGTGCTGTTAAATTTCTTAACGCATCTGTAATATTGTATAATTGTTGTGCTGTCATCGGTGGGAAAATTTCACGGAATGCTTCTTTTACTGGCTTAATAATACTAAGCACTCCTTCAAAAGCATTTCTTGCGGCTTCTATAAGCGCTGTTCTTCCTCCCAAATCTTTCCAGCCCTGCAACATACTATTTCTGGCATCCGCTGATGAATTTATAATCGCACTGAAAGTGTCACTCATCTCTGTGAGTAATTCTTTTGCTTCTTCGAAGTCACCAACAATAATTTCCCAACTTTGAGTCCAGCCAGACTGTGCGGCTTCCTTTAATGTGTCAAATAACTGAGTAAATGTCTTTACTTTGGTAGCGGCATCATTTGCTGTCTGACCCATTTTGATTATTGATGCTATCTGTTCGTCGGTATAGCCCATTGTTCTGAGCTGTTCCTCATTTAAGTCACCGGTAAACTTCGATAATGTCTCTGTTAAGATATCTGATGTCAACCAGCCTTTGCTAAGAGTTTCTCTAAATGATCCCTCATCTTCTATCATTTCATCAATAGCAATTCCGTGCACTCTTGCGGTTTCTTTTAGAGCGTCCTGGAATACCTGACCACCCATACCGGCATTTACAACTGAGTTCCAGTCCTGTAATTTTACTGTTCCAGCTGCCAAAGCCTGTGATAACTGATACATTGCTGTGCTAGCCTGCTGTGAATTTGAACCAGACACAGCCGCAAGGTTTGCGATACCTTTAATTGCGGCAACAGAAGTATCCAAATCAACACCTGCCGCTGTGAAAGTACCAATGTTACGTGTCATCTCCGTAAAATTGTAAATGGTCATATCTGCATAATGGTTTAACTCATCCAATGCATTATTGACCTGATCAAGAGTTGTTCCTTTTGAAGATGTATTTGCAAGAATTGTCTGAACGGCATTAATTTGAGTCTCATACTCTTCAAAACCTGTTTTTACAGGATCAATAGTCAATGCTGACACAATGCTCTTTCCAGCATTTACTGCTGAATTTGTAATATTTGCTAACGCTGTAATCGCCATAACCTCTAATGCTGAAAATTTAGCATTAACGGTTTCAACGGCATTTGATAATCCTGAAAGATTTATCTTACCAGAGGCTTTTTCTACACTTTCAAGTCCTTTTGTTGCTCCATCCATATTCAAACTCTTTTTAAGTTTGTCTATCGAAGATAAGCTTGTCTGAATATTGTTTTCAAACTGCTTATTATCAAATCGCATTTCAACGACTCTTTGGTCAACAGTTGTACTCATAGACTTGTAACCTCCTTCCACGCCGATTTAACAATGTCGTCAAAAATAGGCTGAATAGCAGGATTGATATAATCTCGACCCTGTACCCAGCCTCCGTTACGAGTTCCATGTCCATACTGCAAGATAATTGCAATTGGAACTCCATTTTGAATATTTGTGTTATAAAAGCTAATAGATACTGAACCCTTCTCCTGCTTAATTTCGTAATTCCACGAATTTGCAGTTTTTCCAGTATCTCTAGGCGTAGCAGACGCAAGGGCTGCCACACCTTGGCGACCATATTTATCAAGGTCACCTATTTGTGCTACTTCTTTCACTCTTTCCAGATATCTGGTAAGCTTGTGGAAGTCGCCCTTTTGCCTGAAACTAATCATATATATTTACCCCTACTTAACTCTAATCTTCGTACCCGCATAAATCAGATCCGGATTGCTAATACCGTTGAGACGAACAAGATTGTCAACAGTAGTACCATTAGCAGCGGCGATTTTTGATAACACATCACCTGGCTGAATTGTATAGTATTTCTTTTCTGCTTCACCATTTACAATTCCCTGTACCTCTGAATAACGGTCTCCCAAAACCGCCTTTCTTGTATCACCATTACCGTACTTTCCAGAACGAACCTCATTTGCTAAATCATTAGCAGAAGCTTCATAGATATGGTTAATGAAACTCTGTACATCATCGTATCGTGTTCCAAGATTGTTTCTTCTGTCATCACCATCTCCAAATTCGCCTTTCATAGTTCTTTCAGCTAATTCAAGTGTGGAACCGTCTGGAGTATTAACTGCCGGCTGAGGTGTAGGTTCCGTTGATGTGCTCTCTCCATTTACAGCGGCATATGCTTTCCAAGCATCAGCATCACCGTAAAACTTATCGAGGTCGAGATCTCCGTTGTATCCGTTAATTCTACCTACTGAGCTGTACTGTCTAATAGCACATGCATAAGCCCCCTCATTCCAAGGTGTCTCCTGGTAGCCAGTTGGTGTGTAATCTGGATACTGTGCAATCCATAATCCGTAATCGCCAATTCCATCAATTCTTTCCATAGCACTCTTCTGAATATACACAAGTGGTTTTACACCGGTCTTAGAGAATACATAATCGCAGAATCCTTTAACCCAATTGAAATCGTTCTGACCAAATGTTGGGTTATCCTGTCCTTCCCAATCAAGACAAAGGACTGCTTCGCCAATACGATTTCCAACAACATCAAGGAAATGATTTGCTTCTGCAATATAATCGCCTCCCTCGGCATAATGGTAACATCCAAGAAGCTTTCCGTTTTCTTTTGCCTGCTGATACTGTCTAGCAAAATCTTTGCTGACAAATCCAGTACCCTGAGTAGCTTTCATAATTACAAAATCAGCGGCAACAGCAGATAAATCGATACCTTCCTGCCAACCGCTGATATCAATACCATTAAGTCTCATAGTATTTCCTCCTATCCTTTTGAATGAAATCTCTTTCTATTTGCAGCATTTATTGCAGCGTGCTGACGATATAGTTCCTGTTGACTCATCTTCTTTTTAGGTTGATTCTTCTCATTGAACACCCTTATCAAAGTAAGCAATCTGTTCAAATGCCATTTCTGACATTCCATAGGAATATTGAAACTAATCATCCAGTAATAAATAAGTTCCGCTGTAATCTGCTCGCGATTTGTTGTTACTTTCTTTTTTGTTTCAGTGAACCAAGTAGCTGTCATTGGTAACGCAATATACCTGTTCACTTCTTCTATGTTTGCTATTGTTAAATAGTTGTAGCAATCATCTGGTACATTCTGCGTAATGGTCATGCATCGCACATAGTCGATAATTTCTGCTGTGGTTTTCTCTTTTTTGTTTATAAAAGGCTTATTCCACTTAGCTTCCCATTTAGCAACTGAAACCAAAGAATGCTCTAACTGTAATTTTCGTTCCTTTGTATGGATGAATTGTTCATTCTTTTCATCCCATAATTCAACTGAAGGTATTACGATATTAAGCATCTGTACACCTCCAAAAATGAATTACTGTACCGCTCCAGAAACAACAGTTAAATTCTTATTCTCTGCTGCTGACTGTGCAGCATCATCCTTAATCTGAGGAATGATTGCATTAATAAAATCAGAAGCAGCATTAACATCTCCGGATAAAAATAATCTCTGAAACAGCACGTCATATGCCGGTGATTCCGTGAATGCTTTGCTGATTTCTGCTCCTTTTTCAAGCCTTCTTCCATCTGCCGACTTGATGCCGTATGCAGATAAAATAATCTTCTTAAATGAAGCCATAATTTCCGGAACATTCTTGGCATTTACAATTCCCATAAGGTACTCTGCAAGACCGCCAGGCATACTTACCTCTAACTCCGTAATCTCTGTTTTGCTAAGGTTGAAATAATGGTCTTCTGTTCTTTCTGTCCCGTTGAAATCAACGTAAGTAATAGTTTCTTTATGCATTTTGAATTTCTCCTTTCAAATTAAAAAAAAGCGACGCCAGCCGAACTGAATA